AAGCAAACAAGCACATTGATGCGGCAGTGCGCCCAGGCTGGCCCAACTACAAGCCGGAGATCAAATGTCTATAAACGACCTTACTTTCTTGCACACTGCGTCGGTCTTGATGGGCATGTCAATAACGTTGCTTTTAATTGTAGGCGTTATCTACTGGTGGATAAATAGGTAATGGCTTTTACAGTTGACATCCCTGACAAGGTTATCGATGCGTCGATTGATTGCTGCAACGCCGGCAACATGGGCAACCGCGGTGATGGTAGCGATGGTTCAAAAGACCAACAGCTTACCGGCATCATTGGCCAGAACATGTTGAACATGGCGCTCGAGCAACCATTGATGAAAGCAGGCGGCGGTTTTGATGGTGGCATTGATGCACACATCTACGACGTCAGCTTTGACATTAAAACAATGGGCCGCACCGTAACGCCCAGGCTTAACTTTGTAAACAACCTAACCAGGTCACAAGTGAAGTTCAATGTGGATGCCTACTTGTTTGCCAGCGTCAACCGCAATGAAAACAAACTAACGGTATGTGGGTGGCTGCCAAAAATTTTATTCTTGGAACGCGCCAATCTATTTATCAAAGGCGTTGATCGCAAGCGGGAAGACGGCAGCGTCTTTAAGACCAAATCAGACATGTACGAAATTGCAAATTCTGATTTATTCTACGAAGCCAAAAACTGGGAGAAGTTGTTTGCAAGCATTAAACACTTCGCTGAAAATAGAGAGCATCCAAAATACCAAACCATGAAGCAGTGGCTTGCTGATTATGAAAAGGAAGAGCAATGAAATTTGCAAAAATATTTGAGAGTAAAAAGCTGGGCCAGGTCATCATCATGAAAAAGCAAACCGAGCTTGGCGCGCCCGAGCTACGATTCTTCTTCCAACCTGAAGGCTTTGGAGTGTGTGAGTTTGCAATTGGTTTTAACGACGATGAAGCAACCGAGTCTAGGTTTGAAGAAGCCTACAAAGAGATGACGCCACAAATTGCCTACGAGATCATTGATGGATACCTCAAGCACATGACAGCACAGGCAGGGGAGAAGCATTGATGGATGCAAGGTCAGAGTTCAATCGAATCTTTGGCGACGTAGTAATGAGCGACAACGACGCAGCCTGGTACATATTCAAAGCCGGGTGGAATGCGGCCAGGGTATTAGATCAATACGACCACCCATTCCAATGCGTGTGTGTAGCATGCAAGCAAAAGCATATGACCATGACCAACCAAACCGAAGCTAGGGGCTGGCGCAAACGTCAGATCCGGGAGATGGAGGATTGAAATGTCAACAATGTACAGACGAAAAAAAGATAAAGCTGGTCGATGGCCAAAGCTGTTGCTCCAACTGTCGCGCCTGGTTAATCGAATGCGAAGCCAGGCATCTGCTTACTTTGCCATTGCACAAGCGCAGAGAAGCGTTATTCGAAAGGTTAAAGCCAAGAGGCTCGGCATCCGTGGAGAAACTAAAGGAAAAAATGAATGAAGTCTTTTACGCCCAGCGAAAGAAGTGACGAACGCAAAATGGCTGACGGAATCCTAGGCGCAGTGCGCGAAGGCGACGGTCACATGTTCACCCCATTCGAAATTGATTGGGCACTTCAGGTCACCGGTGATATTCCTGTTGCAGAAAACGCAATGTTGAGGGAGAATTAGCACAGTTTCTTTTTAATCACAAGGGGATAGCCATGCCAGGTAAAAGCAAAAAGCCACCAAAGCCACCAAAGTATTGAGGTTATGAGTGGCAAGGAGAAAACCATGATCGTAGCAGTCAACGAGTTTGGCTACCGGATAGGCTCCTCCCACCACAACTGCACGGTGTCTGACGAAGTTATCGACAAGATCCGCGATTTACATGAGGATGACGCCATGAGCTACGGCAAGATTGCCAAGCTCTTGAACTTATCAAAAAATTTTGTAGCAAAGGTTTGCCGGTATGAACGAAGGGCACAAACACCAGAGCGGTGGAAAAGAGTAAAACAAAATGGCCACAAAGAAATCTGAACCTAAAAAAATGGGTAGACCGCCCGAGGCGGTACCAGAAGACATTGCCGAAGAGTTGGTCGAATGGATCAGCCAAGGCAAGACTTTGCGCGAGTTTTGCCGGATTGAGGGTAAACCCGCATGGCGTACTATTTACGATTGGCAAGTAAAAGATAAGGAGTTTTCCGCACGGATCGCGCACGCGAGGGAGCTTGGCCATGACGCGATTGCTGAAGAGACTCTCGAGATCATCGACACTTTTCCAATCGAAGTTGTGTCTGACAACGGCAGCCGGCTGGATGCTGGCCATGTGTCCTGGCTCAAGAACCGGGTCGAGCAGCGCATGAAGCTGCTGGCCAAATGGAACCCCAAGAAGTACGGCGAGAAGGTAGGCGTCGAACACAGCGGCACAGTTGCCCTCGATACAGCCATCCTGGAGGCCCGTAAGCGTGTCAACCAGCCCGAGTGATGTTGCCCTAGCCCAAGATATGGGGAGGTTCTTTGACGACGCCCTGGGCTTTGTGATGTATGCATTCGATTGGGGCAACGATCCAACCCTGCAAATGGTTGAGCTACGCGAACCCTGGGCATCAAAGTACAACAGCAAGTATGGCCCGGATGAATGGGCTTGCGAATTTATGGACAGCATTGGCAAGGAAGTGCGCGCCAACGCGTTTGACGGGCAGCAGCCGGTGCCAGCCCAGCGCCACGCCACCAGTTCTGGCCACGGTATCGGTAAGTCGGCCATTACATCCTGGCTCATCCTATGGATTGCATCGACCAGGCCACACAGCAAAGGCGTCGTGACCGCCAACACCAGCGACCAGCTTGGATCTAAAACCTGGGCCGAGCTTGGCAAGTGGAAAAAGAAATGCATTACAGGCCATTGGTTTGAAGTAACCACCGGCAAGGGCGCGATGCGGATCGTTCACAAAGACTTTCCAGAGTCCTGGCGCTGCGATGCACAAACATGCCGGGAAGAGAACAGCGAAAGCTTTGCGGGTTTGCATGCTGCCAACTCATCACCGTATTACATTTTTGACGAAGCGTCTGCTGTGCCGGACAAGATTTGGGAAGTGGCCGAGGGTGGATTGACTGACGGCGAACCCTTTTGGTTTGTGTTTGGCAACCCGACCAGGAACACCGGCCGGTTCTTTGAGTGCTTCAACAAGTTTAGGCACCGCTGGAACACGCAGCAAATTGACAGCCGGTCGGTGCAGATCACCAACAAAGGCACCATCGATGAGTGGGTAAGTGACTATGGCGAGGACAGTGACTTCGTTCGCGTCCGTGTCAGAGGCATATTTCCACAAGCATCAAGCTTGCAGTTCATCCCCAGGAACCTGGTAGATGACGCTATGGATCGCGTGCCGGAGGTCAGCAGTATGTCGGGTAGGACTGCGGTCGTTGGCGTCGATGTGGCTCGTTTTGGTGACGATCAGAGTGTGATCCGTACCAGGGTGGGGCGCGATGCTGCCACATTCCCGCCTAAACGATACCGCGGCCTGGATCTGATGCAGCTAACCAGCCGGGTTGTTGAGCATGTAAAGCTGCTAAAAGCTGCCAGCTATGGCGTGGTCATTTTTGTAGACGGTGGCGGTGTAGGTGGTGGCGTGATCGACCGCCTGCGCCAGCTTAACTATGACGTGATTGAGGTGCAGTTCGGTGGCAAGGCAGATGATCCCAAGAAGTACGCGAACAAGCGGGCAGAGATCTGGGGCCGTATGCGTGATTGGCTAAAGGGTGGCTGCCTGGCTAAAGACGAAGAGTTGGCCACTGACTTGACCTCGGTTGAGTATGGCTTTAGACCTGACGACAGCATCTTGCTCGAGTCCAAAGAAGCAATGAAGCGCCGAGGTATGGCCAGCCCAGATGATGGTGACGCCCTGGCCATGACATTCGCGCAGCCGGTGGCCGAGTTCATGGGCGGTGAAGACATTCCAAAAACTAAAGCAAAGGCCAGAGACTATGATCCGTACGCTCTTGTATGAGGTGCCCGTATTACCACATCCAGCTACTAGATTGCCATCATGCGTGATCAAACAAGTTACTTGCCATGAGTTGGCCGGTGACCCAAAGTTCGCGGGATTGATTGAAGAGTACGCAAACGAGTCAGCTATTGCTGGAATGCCGCGTCCAAACTATCAGTTCGGGATGTACAGATTAATGGAAGTGGCTGGAGATTTTCATCTCATTGCTGCGTATGTTGATGACGTGCTGGTTGGATTCTTGTCTTTAGTGATAAATGTTGTGCCGCATTACGGCAAACGTGTTGCTTCGACCGAGTCTTACTTTGTCACTGAATCACATCGCAAAGGTGGGCCTGGCCTTGACTTGTTGCGTGCAGCCGAATGGATAGCAAAAGCTAACGGGGCTGTTGGTATGTTGGTATGCGCTCCAAAGGGCGGCAAGCTTGCTAGAGTAATGCCCAGGGCCAAATACAAGCACACCAATGAGGTGTTTTTTAAGGGGTTAGCGTAATGAATCTAGTGGTTGCCGGTAACCGAATACCAACAATGTGCAGCGATGCCATTGCTAGAGTTGCTGTGCTTGAAAGCGTTGCCCGTGAATACCCACAAGAAAGCGTTACGACTCATCACGTTATTCATGGCGGCATGTACGCTCGAACAGTTTCACTTAAAGCCGGAGTTATGATCACCGGCGCATTAATAAAAACACCAACAATGCTGGTAATAAACGGTGATGTCACTGTTTTTGCCGATAACGAATCATTCAGGCTAACGGGCTTTCACGTCATACCGGCAAGCGCAAACCGCAAGCAAGCATTCATTGCTCACGCAGATACTGCAATGACAATGATATTTGTTTCGGATGCAACAACGGTGGCGCAAGCAGAGAATGAATTCACTGACGAGGCTGATTCGCTCATGTCTCGCAATGAAGAAGCCAATAACTTTATCATCATCACAGGAGAATGACATGACAGGAATAACGACAGCAACAGCAATGACGATTATGGCCGCAACAGCCGTGGCTGCTACTGGCTACAGCATTTATGCTGGAGAGAAAGCATCAGCAAAACAAAGCGATGCATTGAAGCAGCAACAGTCAGCCCAGGCTGATGCAAAGGATGCAGCAGTTAAGCAACAAGCAACGGCCGAATCAAACGTCAATCGAGCTAATGCAAAGACGCCAGATTCTGGGGCTATCTTGAGCGCTGCTGGACAGGCTGCTAAAGGTGGCCCTGCTGGCACTATGCTGACAGGCCCAATGGGCGTTAACACGGCTGACCTTAACCTGGGTAAATCCACATTGTTAGGCGGTTAATATGAGTGACTTCACCAGCGACGCACAGTCGCATCCAAATGCTCCTACGCGTGACAAGTTGTTCACGCGCTGGGGCGCTTTAAAATCGGAACGTGCAACCTGGTGGGCGCATTGGCAAGAAATATCCACCTATCTATTGCCACGCAGCGGACGCTTCTATGTGACCGACCGAGACAAAGGATGGCGCAGGCACAACACCATCTATGACAACACAGGCACCCGCGCATTGCGTGTACTTGGCGCTGGCATGATGGCCGGGGCAACCTCGCCTGCCCGTCCTTGGTTTCGATTGGGCACAGCAGACACGGAGTTGAACAGCTACCAACCAGTAAAGATCTGGCTGAATGATGTAACTACTCGCATGCAAATGGTTTTCCAGCGCAGCAATACCTACCGCACGCTGCACCAGATGTACGAAGAGCTTGGTGCCTTTGGTACTGCGGCATCTATTGTGCTGCCAGACTATCAAAACGTCATCCATCACTACCCAGTGACTGTTGGCGAGTTTGCCATTGCACAGGATTACCAGGGTCATGTCTGCACGATCTACCGCGAGTTTGAAAAGACTGTTGGCGAGATCGTAAAGGAATACGGGTACAACAAGTGTTCAACGACCGTTCGCAACATGTACGATCGTGGTTCACTTGATCAGTGGATACGACTGATTCAGGCTATTGAGCCACGCGCTGATCGTGACACTCGTAAAAAGGATGCATTGAACATGGCCTGGGGCAGTTATACCTTTGAGGTTGGCGGCAACCCTAAAGATTTTCTGCGCGAGTCTGGATATAAAGACTTCCCTGCATTGGTGCCACGTTGGGCCACAGCAGGCGGTGACATCTATGGCAATAGCCCTGGCATGGAATGCTTGGGTGACGTGAAGCAGTTGCAGCATGAGCAGCTTCGCAAGGCCCAGGTCATCGACTACCAGACAAAGCCACCATTGCAAGTGCCTACAGCAATGAAGAACCGCGATGTTGAGTCGCTGCCTGGTGGTATATCGTTTTATGACGGACAGACCGCGGGCATCAAGACAGCATTCGAGGTCAACCTGAACTTGCAACACTTGCTTGGTGACATCCAAGACGTGCGCGAACGTATTCGTGGCGGCTTCTATGCTGACTTGTTCTTGATGTTGGCCAACGCAACCGACACTCGCATGACGGCAACCGAAGTGGCCGAGCGCCATGAAGAGAAGCTGTTGATGCTTGGGCCGGTGATGGAGCGCTTGCACAACGAGTTGCTTGATCCACTGATCGACATGACATTCCAACGCATGCTGGAGGCCGGCGCTATACCGCCACCACCACAGGAGTTGCAAGGCATGGAGTTAAGTGTTGAGTTTGTATCAATGCTTGCCCAGGCTCAACGTGCTATTGGCACCAACAGCGTTGATCGCTATGTGGCCAACCTTGGCTCTGTGGCCAGCTTCAAGCCTGAAGTCCTAGATAAGTTTGATGCTGACAAATGGGCTGATGCATATGCCGACATGCTTGGCGTTGACCCTAACCTTATTGTTGGCACTGACCAGGTCGCAGTTGTACGCCAGGCTCGAGCCAAGATGGACGCACAGCGCGCCCAGATGGAGCAAGTCAAACAGATGTCTGAAGTTGGTAAGAACCTGGGCACAGTGCAAACTGGTGCCGGTACAAACGCAGGCATGGACATCATGAACCAATTCAGCGGCTATGGATCTCCATCGCCATCGCAAATTTAAGGAGAAATTAAATGGCAACAGCAAGCAAAAGCACTCTGCTCTACGGAAACATGGACGGCGACAAAACCGACGCAAAAGGCGCAACGCAGTTTATTGAAAAACTGTTGGTGGCTGTGGACACAATTCACAAAGCTCATTTAATGGTTACCGGCCCTGGAAGCTTTGCTGCTCATGAAGCCCTTGGCGATACATACAGCGCCCTGGAAGACGGCCTTGACGCCCTTGCAGAGAGCTACATGGGGTGCCAGTACGTTGGCCTTGAGTTTGCCGGCGTTGACGTCAGCACTTATGGCGCAGAAGTCCGCAAGATCTACGACTACGTTGAAGCTAATCGGGCAATGATGGGCACAGAATCTCACCTTCAAAACAAGGTGGATGAAATTCTTGAAGGTCTATCACGCTCATTGTTTAAACTAGATCGCTTGGCATAAAAAGAAAATAATGGCACGCCAAAAGTATCAGGGCGCTCCCTGGCTGTATGACGATACGACCGGCGACATTGTCGGCGTCAAAGATCCTGACGGGTCAGAGTTCTATTTTCAGCGCACACCGCGTGTTGGTCTTTTCCATGACAACACAACGCAAGTGGCCGCACTGCCAAATACAGCTTATGCAATGACACTTGGTGAAACTGATTTGTCTCGCGGCATATCTATTGTTGATAGTTCCAAGATCACAGTTAATCGTGCTGGAATTTACAACATCCAGTTTTCAACCCAATTGGATAGGACAAATGCAGGCAATGATATTGTGGATATATGGTTTAGAAAGAACGGCGTAGATCTTTCTGATTCAAACACCAAAGTCACAATTAGCGGCAATGCAAATGCGTCAAAAACAGTGGCGGCATGGAACTTCTTTGGTCAAGCTAGCGCTGGGGACTACTTTCAAGTCATGTGGAATACGCCTGATGTCCGTGTTCGGCTTCATTACGAAGCCGCAGGAACTAGCCCAACCAGGCCGATAACTCCATCCGTAATCGTCACGGTGAATGAAGTGGCAGAATGATGGTGCCCGTATCCACATGTGCTTTAGATAGATTGGCGTCATGAGTAATTACGATCCTCTAGATCTTCGCAGTCAGGAAAAGACCGAGGCTGACAAAAAGCTTCGCGAAAAACTTGTACGCGAGAATGAAGAGGTAGATCTCAAATGGCTCATGAGCAACAAGCGGGGTCGTCGGATTATCTGGCGTCTTCTGGATCAGGCGGGTGTGTTCCGGCTGTCGTTCAATACCAACGCGATGTCTATGGCATTCGCTGAAGGTAATCGGAACTTCGGCAATCGCACGCTTTCACTGATTCACACGCATTGCTCGGAGCTTTACCCGCAAATGGTTAAGGAGAATTCAAATGGAAACGCAGATGACTGATACAGCCTCAACAACCAACGACGGCGCTCAAACATCGCAACACTCCAATGGGAGCCAAGTGACGGCAGACGCTCTCTATGGAGGTCAGCAGCAAGCATCAGAAGGACAAGATCAGCAAGTCGCGGAGCCGGCCAATACTGATAATTCTGAAGGCAACACAGAAGGTGACCCGGCTGAAAAGCCACAAGGCGCACCTGAAAAGTACGAATTCACTCCCCCTGAAGGGAAAGAATTCGACGCCGAAATGATTGGAAACTTTTCGGAAGTTGCTAAAGAGTTGAACTTGACTCAAGATGCCGCGCAAAAACTGGTGGAGTCGATGGGGCCGAAAATAGCGGAACGTCAACTTGCCCAGGTGGAGGCCATTCGTAATGAGTGGGCGCAACAATCACAAACGGACAAAGAATTCGGTGGCGATAAGCTTAACGAAAACATGGCCGTTGCGAAAAAAGCGCTTGATTCATTCGGCACGCCCGAACTGCGTACGTTGCTTGTACAGTCTGGTCTAGGCAATAATCCCGAAGTAATTCGGTTTATGTTCAGAGCAGGCAAGGCAATTAGTGAGGATACTTTTGTAGGGAATTCACCTGGTGCTGGCGGGAAACCTTCAGGGCCACAAGACTTCAACGCGAAAGCAGCCGCACTCTACTCTAATCAGCAATCTTAATAGGAGCTAAATCATGGCAACTCTTGCAACCTCTAACCTTACCCTGGCCGATTGGGCCAAACGAACTGATCCAGATGGTCGTATTCCAATCATCGCGGAACTACTTTCTCAATCTAACGAAATCCTCGAAGACTGCGTATTCAAAGAAGGCAACTTGCCTACTGGCGAACGCGTTGTTATTCGTACTGGTCTGCCTGGCGTCTACTGGCGTGCATTGAACCAAGGTATTCCATCAACCAAATCAACAACTGCACAAGTTGATGAAGCGGCTGGTATCTTGGAAGCGCGTTCTGAAGTCGATAAAGACTTGGCGATGTTGAACGGTAACACCGCTCAATTCCGCTTGTCTGAAGACAGCGCATTCTTGGAAGCAATGAACCAGACTCAAGCCACGACTATGTTCTACGGCAACCCTGGTACAGATCCAAAGCAATACCTCGGCTTGGCTCCACGCTATTCGAGCTTGTCTGCTACCAACGCACAAAACATTTTGAGCGCCGGTGGTTCTGGTTCTGACAATACCTCTGTGTACCTCGTAGTTTGGGGCGACAACACTGTGTATTGCCATTTCCCTAAAGGCTCTAAAGCTGGTTTGATCCATGAAGACTTGGGTGAGCAAACCGTGTACAACAGCGACGGTACCCGTCTGCAAGCGTACGCAACTCGCTACCAGTGGAAGAATGGTTTGGTCGTTAAAGATTGGCGCTACGTTGTTCGCATCTGCAACATCGACGTGTCAGACTTGATCGCTCAAGCAAATACTCAAACTGCTGCTGCCGCGACTAACATCGTTAAGCTGATGGCACGTTCTTTGTATCGTATTCCTAATATGGCAATGGGTCGTGCAGCGTTCTACATGAACCGTACTGTGCATTCTGGCTTGAGCATTGCTGCTCTGGACAAATCACAATATGTTCTGAAGATCAATGAAGGCTTGAGCCAATTCGGCGTACCTTATAGCTGGTTGTCATTCTTGGGCGTTCCGCTTCGTCGCGTTGATTCGCTTATCAATGCTGAAGCTGTAGTGTCCTAATCAACCCATTAACTAAAAGGAACAAATCATGATTACCGATAAATTACTACGCGTATCGACAGATCAGGCATTGACTACCACTGCCGTGTCTACAGATACTATTGACTTGAATGTTGCCCGCGACATGGGCGAAGGTGGCGATCTCTATATGAACTTTGCAGTGACCACAGCTTTGGCTGGCGGCACCTCTGTTAAGTTTGAAGTGATTGGCGCTACCAACGCAGCACTGTCATCTGGTGTTGTTGTTCTTGGCTCTTCTGATGCAGTCGTTACGGCTGACTTGGTTGCAGGCAAGAACGTCGCTGTCCTCATCAACCCGCAAATTGCATCTACTGGCCAACGCTACTTGGGCGCACGTTACACAATCGTAGGAACATTTACCGCTGGTAATGTGCTTGCTGATGTAGTGATGGACATCCAAGACGGCAAGAAGTTTTACGCTTCTGGCTTTACTGTGGTTTAACAGGAGAGATAACACATGGCACAAGTTCGCGCAAAAACACTCTGTTTCGTTGACAATGGCATGCGTCAAGCAGGCGATGTCTTCGAATATGATGGCCCCAAAAATACAAACCTGGAATTCCTTAAAGGCGCTCCGGTTCAGACTGATGAGGTCGAGCAAGATGCGGCTGAAGGTTCCACTAAAAAGTGGTCGCCCAAAGCCAAGCGTGCAAGCGCGGAATAAGGCTCTGTGTAATCCGACTTGTCGGGTACTGTAGTCATAGGGGCCGCTGGGAAACCACGGCCCCTTTTTCTCATATAGGAGGCCACGATGGCATCAGAAGTCGATATTTGTAACTTGGCGCTTGGACATCTAGGCGACAACGCCACCGTGTCAAGCATTTCACCGCCTGAAGGTTCTGCACAATCAGAACATTGTGCGCGGTTCTATCCTATTGCTAGGGACGCTCTGCTTGAAATGCATAACTGGAACTTCAGTATGCGCCGCGTTAACCTGGCTGAAATTGCAAACAATTGGCCAGAGTGGAAGTATTCATACGTCTTGCCTGGTGACTCAATCAACATCATTGCAGTAATGCCGCCGCAAGCAAACGACGATTATGCAAGCCGCTTTGTACCTACTGACACACCAGATTTTGCTCACAACTACAGCCCTGTAATTGCTGCCGGTCGTTATTCTCCGCAACCTTTTAGCGTTGAGATTGCGTCTGATGGCAATCACGTTCTTTATACAAACCAGGAAGAGGCGATGTTGCGTTACACATGCTATGTGACCGACACCACTTCATTTAGCCCTTTGTTTGTAATGACCCTATCGTGGCAGCTTGCTGCGATGCTTGCTGGCCCAGTTATTAAAGGTGATGCTGGCTCGGCAGAAGCAAAGCGCTGTACGCAAATGGCTATGGGTTACATGTCGCAAGCAAAAGTTTCAGACTCAAACCAACGTCGAAATAACATTGAACACATTGTGCCCTGGTCGGCCGGGAGATAAGCATGGCAAATACACGCAGCTACACCCGAGCATTCTCTGGTGGCGTGATGTCGCCGGAGATGTTCGGCCGCATTGACGACGTTAAATTCCAGACCGGAGCCGCAAAGCTTCGCAACTTTATTTCAATGCCACAAGGCCCGGCAGAGAACCGTCCAGGCTTTTCATACGTCACGCAAGTCAAGGACAGCACCAAGCGCACGCGTTTGATTCCATTTACATACTCGACTACCCAGACAATGGTGATCGAGCTTGGAACGGGCTATGTGCGGTTTCACACACAAGGCGCAACCTTGCTTGCTGGATCACCGGCTGCATGGAGCAACGCAACAGCTTACGTTGTTGGTGGACTTGTCTCGCGCCTAGGGGTTAACTACTACTGCATCTTGGGCCACACAAACCAACAGCCACCTAACGCAACGTATTGGTACGCACTACCATCAACCGCATACGAAATTCCAACGCCATATGCTGAAGCTGATTTGTTTGACATTCACTATGTGCAGTCGGCAGACGTTTTGACATTGGTGCATCCAAACTATGCGCCGCGTGAACTTCGCCGGCAGGGTGCAACAAACTGGGTGCTTTCAACAATTAACTTTGCGTCTTCAGTGTCTTCGCCAACCGGCGTAAGCTCAACTAGATACATCCCGGCATCGGCCGCGGTTAACGCTGACACCTATAACAACATGGTGTATGTAGTAACTGCTGTGGCTGCGGATGGCGTAAGCGTGTCTGCTGCATCTTCTAGCACAACCATAGCAAACAATATTTATATAACAGGCGCTTACAACACAATCACCTGGTCGGCTGTAAGCGGGGCTTCACGATACAACGTGTACAAGCAGCTTGGCGGCATCTACGGCTACATTGGAAGCACCACAACTACAACGCTGGTCGATGACAACATCAGCCCTGACCTAGGCTTAACACCGCCGGTCTACAACTCTTACTTCTCAAGCTCTGGCAATTACCCTGGCGCGGTGTCTTATTTTGAGCAGCGTAGAACCTTTGCCGGCTCGGTCAATGAGCCACAAAAGATCTGGATGACCAAGTCCGGCACCGAAAGCGATATGAGCTATGGCCTGCCAATTCGCGATGACGACCGGATTGAGTTCCGAGTTGCTGCGCGTGAGGCCAACACCATTCGCCACGTTGTGCCATTGACCCAGTTGATCTTGTTGACCGGTTCAGCCGAGTGGCGCGTGTCGTCTGTTAACTCGGACGCCATCACACCAACATCAATCTCGGTTCGACCACAGTCATACATTGGTGCATCAAACGTGCAACCATCGATTGTCAATAACTCTCTGGTGTACGTTGCAGCCCGCGGCGGCCACATCCGTGAGCTTGGGTATTCCTGGCAGTCAAACGGCTTCATAACGGGCGATCTGTCGATCCGTGCAGCCCATCTGTTTGATACCTACGACATTGTGGACATGTGCTTTAGTAAAGCTCCGCAGCCGTTGATCTGGTTTGTTTCTAACTCTGGCAACTTGCTGGGCTTAACCTACATCCCAGAACAGCAGATTGGATCTTGGCACCATCACGATACTGACGGCAGCTTTGAGTCATGCACGACTGTGGCTGAAGGTAACGAAGATGTGCTGTATGTGATCGTCAAGCGATTAATCAATGGCAGCTATGTGCGATACATCGAGCGCCTGGAAACCAGGGAAATCACTACCATTGACAAGTGCTTCTTTGTTGATGCTGGCGCAACATATAACGGCACAAACACTACCGCAGTGACTATGACCGTGACCGGCGGCACAACCTGGGGGCCAGCCGATACGCTGACCATCACGTCAAGCTCGGCCAAATTCACAGGCACAGGCGACATTGGTGACGCTATTGTCCTTACCGATTCTGCCGGCATTCTGTACAAGCTGACAATTGTTGGTTACACGTCAACCACGGTGGTAACAGCCCGCGTTGACAAGACTTTGCCGGCGGCTCTGCGTAGCACAGCAACAACCGTCTGGAACTTTGCCCGCAATGCAATCAGTGGCTTGACCTGGCTAGAAGGCAAGACTGTTTCGATCTTGGCTGATGGTGCAGTGCATCCACAGCGCGTGGTGACAAGCGGGGCCGTAAGCCTGGAGGTGGCAGCCAACATTGTGACTATTGGCCTGCCGTACCAATCAGACTTGCAGACTTTGCCATTGGCGTTGCAAATTGATGGTTTTGGCCAAGGGCGTTACAAAAACATCAACAAAACATGGCTGCGAGTATTTCAATCGTCAGGCATCTTTGTTGGCCCGGACGCAGATAACCTAGTGGAAGCCAAGCAACGTACAACTGAACCGTATGGCAGCCCGCCTGCGCTAAAGTCTGATGAGATCCTTGTCATGCTTACGCCGACATGGGCAGCATCTGGCCAAGTGTACATCCGTCAGAGCGATCCGCTACCGTTGACCATTGTTGGTTTGACCGTTGAAGTAGCAATTGGTGGGTAATGGTGCCCGTATGAAAACACGCTGCCGGTAAGGTGGCAATAAAGCTGGAGAGAGATTGTGGAGCAAACATCAACACAAGAGGTGACACATGGCTATTAATTTGAATAACCCACCTGGTCAATACAACGCAAACGATTGGTATTCGGCATATCCAAGCAATAGTTTCGGGATACCTTTTGGCCTAAACAGTCAGGCTCAAAAAGACGCAAGCGCTATGAAGTCGCTCGGCCCAATAATGAGCATTGCCGGCATGATTGGATCGATTGCTAGTTCTTATTACGGGGCTAAAGCTCAACAGTATCAACTCGACTCCCAGGCCATGACTCTGCAATTCCAAAAGGACATTGCCGGGATCAACGCACGTCAAGCTGAAGTCACCGCTCAAGGCATCTTGCAGGCCGGTGAAAAGCAATCCGCAATGATGTCTCTCAAATACGGCAAAGCCAAGGGGTCACAACGGGCCGCTATGGCCGCAAGCGGTGGTGTCATAGGGGAAGGTAGCAACAAAGAGATTGAGGCCACCAACGACCTTATGAAAGAGATCGACATCTTGCAGATCAATGCAAACACTGTACGGTCAGCAGAAAACGCCCGCACTCAAAGCCAGAATTATTTAACTCAAGCAGCTATGTATGGCGTCAGCGCTAACAACATGACTGCATCGTCAAAATCAATTGACCCATTTTCAGCAGCCGGAACAAGCTTACTCACTGGCGCAACATCTTTTGCCACAACAATGTATCGAGACAAAATGATGGATCGATTGCTTGCGCGCCAAATAGGCTATTAAGGAATAAACCATGCCAACCGTACCCATTATTGATTCCCCATCAGTAGCGCCAGAAGTTGTAAATCCACAACCGTTTGCCGCTCCAGGTGTGGAGTCAATGAAGAACTTTGCTCCCGAGCAGATGGCCAAGCAAGGGGCTGCTGTTCAAGCCGCTGGTAATGCTACGTCAAGAATCGGAGAGATGCTTCAGGATCAGATTGATGACGCTAACACCAAGGCGGCCGACTCCTGGTACACGTCCAAAGCGCAAAAAGTTCTGTTTGACAAAGACTCTGGCTACTTGAATTCAATTGGAATTAAAGCCAAAGACGGATATGTGCCAACACAAGAAGCGCTGGCCAAGCTTCGGGCTGACGCTGAAGTAGCGTTGACCAACAACGTACAAAAAAGAATGTTCTCGGCTGTTGCTGCCAAGCATGAGATTAATTTTTCAACTCAAATGGACGCACACGCAGTGCGTCAGATCCGTGTGTATGCTGCCGGCGAATCAGAAGCTCGTCAAAGTCAGTACATTGACCTGGCTATAGCTGACCCACAAGGGCGCAAGAGTTACACAGAGACTGCTGTACAAGAGGCCAGAGATCGCGCTGACCTAATGCAATTCCCAGCCGATAGCGCGCAACGCAAGGCTATGGTTATGGGCGCGTATCAATCAGTCCATATTGGCGTCACCAATGACTTGATGCTGAACAATAAATTTACTGATGCCAAAGGTCTTGTAGACACAGCGTTTAAAGATGGCCAGATGGATGCCAAAACATATCAGACGTTGAGCAAGCAAATTGACCAGGGCTACAGAAAACAAAATGCCGTTGCTCTTGGTGATGGTATTTTTAAGTCTGGACAAGCTATTGATGCAATCGATCCAGCGACGGTTATTGATTATGTGATCAACAAACATGAAGGCGGCTACGTTGAAAACGACGCAGGCAAAGGCCCAACCAAGTACGGCATCAATGGCAAGGCAAACAACCTTTCTCCAAATCAAGTCAAAAACCTTTCGCTTGATCAAGCTCGAGACATCTATCGCAAGAACTATTGGGACAAGATTGGCGCTGATAATCTAGACCCTAGCATTCGTGCAATGGCTTTTGATACCGCTGTAAACCAGGGTGTGCCAATGGCTCAAAGGCTTCTTAAAGAATCTGGTGGCGACATTGCTAAATTTGCAGAGTTACGCAAAGCGGAATACATAAAACTTGCAGACAAAAATCCAGACAAGTACGGTCAGTATAGGCAAGGCTGGCTTAACCGCGTCGATGATTTTGTAGCTTCTGCACAAGGCAAATCGCAATCGTTGTCCAGCATGCTTGCGCGCACTGACGGCATTGCAGACCCTGAAGATCGAGACATGACGCGTCAACGGATTAAATCAAACTGGCAAGAAAAAGAAGCCGTGACAGCGCAAGACTATCAACAGAAAGTATCGAAGGCGTCAGACATTGCGTTTGCTTCTGAAGGTGCCTGGGTAAACGTGCCACCACAACTGTGGGCTGATCTCAAGCAAGAAGACAAAGCGCGCATCATGAACAGGCCAAAGAACAGCGACAGCAATACTTTGCTTAACCTTCAACAGAACCCAGACCTTTGGGCACCAGGCAAGATTGAAAAGTTCCGCGCATTACTGTCTGAATCAGACTACCGCGGATTTGTGGCCAAGGGTTCAGGCGCTGATGGTAGCTCGAAGATTTTGGCAGCAAGCATTGACCAAGAGCAAATGAAAAATCAATTGCTTAATGCCGGTCTAAATGATTTGATCAATCCTAAAAAAGACAGCAGCGACGAAAAAGAACGCATTCGCTTGAATGCTCAATTTGAGCAAGAGATTAATCAGGAACAGATTGTCAGGAAGCGCCAGCTTTCTATGGACGAAAAGAATGCACTGTTAACCAAGATTCTTAAACCGGTCAAAGTTAACATGATCTACACCAATCCTTTTAATCCTATGACGTGGATAGGCAAAGGAGAAACGACCGGTGACAAGCGGCTGTATCAAGTTGAAAACAGAGACAAGATTATTGTGCCTGAAGACACCCGTGCAGAGATTATTTTTGACCTTCAAAAACGCGGGCTGCCTGTAAATAACGACACCATCCTAAACGGCTACTTGGCAAAACAAGCGATTAAAAAATGAGTTCATACGAAGATTATCTGAATGGCCTTCAGCAGAAAGTCCAAAAGCAAAACCGTCTTGAGTCGGTGCTTGGCGAAGCCGCCAACACTAATCCTGATGAGTTTGCCAATATGGTCAAGCTATCAAAAGCTGCACAAATTTCTGTCGATGTTGTTCCTGAATACAAGGACATAGCCAACCAGGCAAAATTACTTCGTGATGTAAATGCAAACACGATGTTAGAAACGTCGCCACGGACATCTAACTTTTTGTTAAGCCCAAACAACGCAAAGACTGTTGGTGATGACATCAATAATTTGAAGGACATGGAGGCCAAGTACGGCACCATTAAGCCTATTGAGCGTACCTGGACTGAAGCTTTTACAGATCCATTTACTCGCGGCTATCGTCAGTTTGAATCTATTTGGGCGCAGACAATTCAAGACACCGGTATTTTTAAAGGTCTTGAACAAAAGAAAGCAGACGCTGCTGCTGCCGGCGGTGTGTCATACGATCCAAAGATTGAATACTCGGTTCGCATGGCCGAATTAAAAAGACGTGAGCAGCAATTTCAAACGCCAATAGACATTCAAGATGAACTAGCGCAAATCAGTAATGCCAAAACATTTGGCGAAGCTTTTACTGCTATCCGTAGAAACCCACGCGCTGTTGGTGAAATCACCATGCAGTCGGCTGGTACGTTTGCTCCAGTGCTGGCCGTTGCTGCGGCTGCAACAGTTGCTGGCCCAACAGGCCCATCTACCGTCATTCCATTTTTTACACAGCAAGCATTGCGCCGTGCAGGCACAACTGCTGTTGGAAGCTACCTTATCGAATACGGGGCAACGCTTGATGAGGTAATGTCATCAACTGGCGCTGACATGAAAGACCCCGGTGCAATTTATAAAATAATCACTGACGATAAGTTAATGGAAGGCGCACGCGATAAAGCGACAAAGCGCGGTATCCCTATTGCTTTCTTTGATGCGTTGACAGCGGGCCTTGCTGGAAAACTACTATCTGGCGCAAAACCCGCGGTTGGCAGCATTGCTGCTCGAGTTGCTGGCGAAGGCGCTCTACAGATGGTAGGCGGTGCCACAGGCGAAGCAGTTGCTCAAGGAGTAACCGGTGAATTTAAGCCAGGCGACATCTTGCTTGAAGCTGTAGCTGAATTGCCAACTGCGTTGATTGAAGTGCCTGGCAACTACAAAAGCACAATGCACGACGCCAAGCGCGCCGAGGCCGTGGCCAATGTTGTCCAGGAGATGAACGACCTATCTAAAGCAAATAGGACTCGCACTCGCGATGTTGACACGTTCAAACAATTTATTGACCAGGTCAGTGAAGATGGCCCGGTACAAAATGTGTACATCAGTGCAGACGCATTGCGCCAATCCGGTAACGCTGCCGATCTGTCAAAGCTGTCCAGCGTTGTAGCTTCACAAGTAGAGGGCGCGCTGGCCACCAATGGCGAGGTGCAAATTCCTATTGATGAATACATGGCAACAATTGCGCCATCAGAAGTCAGTGGAAGAATTATTGATGACCTTCGCGTTGAAGGCGAAACAATGACTCGCCGTGAGGCAAGAGAGTTTATTGAAAGGAAATCTGAAGAGCTACAAGCCTCAATGAACCAAGCTCTTGAGAAAGAAAAGACCAACGATATTTTTATTAAGTCTGCAAAAGAAGTCGAAACAAACATGTTCGACCAATTGAAATCTACCGGGGTGTACACCGCGGCAGCATCAAAGAACTTTGCAACTTATGTTCGCGACATCTATGTGACCAAGGCTGCGGCAATGGGGATCACTCCATCAGAGTTGTACGACATGATCCCTTACAAGATTACGTCCAACATGCCTGGGCCAGAGGTGCAATTGTTTAGCCAGGATGGCCAAGTTAATTTGGATACAGAAGCCTTTAAATCTTTTTATGGCAACTCGGTATTTAAAGACGATCAGGGCGCACCAGTGCTGCTGTATCACGGAACAGCAGATAACGTCACCAAGTTTGACGTTAACCACCCTAACCGCAAAGATAGTGGTTGGCTTGGTACTGGTGTGTACCTGACCGACAAAGCAGACATGGCCAATTTGTATGCGGATCAAAAGGCCCGCTCACTTGGCCCAAAAGGTCAAAACGTCATGCCGCTTTATGCGCGCCTAGAAAACCCTTACTACGCTACAGCGGAAGACAAGGCACGCGTACGCGCAGGCGGTCGCCCGGCTTCTGATGCATTTAGCGCTGACTTACAAGCTCAAGGCTATGACGGTGTGATCTTTCAGCCAACAGATGAAGTAAAAGAGATTGTGGTGTTTGACCCTGCTGCGGTTAAGTCAAAATTTAACAGTGGCTTGTGGTCAAAAGAAAATGATTTGCTGGCGCAGAAAAAGAAAGCCAAAAGCGATGTAACGCAACACGTCCTAATGGCCGAGCGTGGTGAGCGCACTACCGGCAAGATCGCCAGAATTAGCGACGCTGAAAAAGCAATTATTGATGCAGCGGCCAAGAAGCTCGGTATCAAATCAGATGAGATCTTGAAGCTGGTCAAAAACAACAAGCTGTCTAACCCGCCAAAGGATGGATGGGCACCACTTGAGTTGACCGGCGTCAAGATTGAAGCCAGCAAAAACGGTAAGCCAGCTAAATACGAATTGCAATATCAGGTTGTGCCATACACGTTTGCCAACGGCGCAAACGACAAGATCATGCAGAAGGGCACGCCAGAATACAACAAGAAGGTTAAGGCTATAGGCCGACGCATTCATGACGAAGTCCTGGGAGTGTTTAACCGCGCCCAAGCTGGAGACAAGGCTGCACAGAATATTATTCGCCAGGCTGGCTGGTACAAAGAAATGCGCTCACGCCTACGCCAAGAGTTTGGTGGCCTGGGTGACGTGTTTGCTGACTTGCTGGGAGCTACATCACCCAACACGCCCGTGCGCGAAAACTGGAAAAATGCAGTTGATGTATTGCGCCGCGCTACCAAGGGTGACTTTGATACATTGATGCCAAAGTGGGTCGAGTGGGCAAGCAAGGTAGAACAAGGTGAGGCAGAATTTGGCGCATGGTTTGGCCAGCAAATAGAAGCTGGAAGATCAAAAGCAAACATCACAGATGAAGTTGGTCTTGCTGCTTTTGTAAAAACACAAAGAAAAACCGGTCTGACATTAAAAGAAATTAAGCTGCTTCCTGAATACCAAAAGCTTTCTGAAGACTTAAACAACACCGAATACTACAAGCGCTTAAACGCCGTAACAAAGCTGCGTGAAATTTCTGATGACTTGCTGCCTACAAAAGAAAGCGGCAAGAAGTATGGCTTTAACGGTCGTAACGCATTGCGTGCTTTGCTTGGTCTATGGCGCGTCGTCAAAGATCCTAATGCTGACCTGGCTATTGGCGGCACCGCACCGAAAGCCCTTAACTTCTCCGGCAACCTAATTGGTTTCCGTGAGCGCGCAACCATTGACGTATGGGCGGCTCGTTTGCTGCAACGCCTGTCTGGTGGCATTCGTATCCCATCGATGGCTGAAAGCGGCGTAACCGGCAACATGCTATCAAGCGGCGAAACCACTTTGCAGTTTGGTTTTGGCCAGGATGTCTTTACCGAAGCGGTTAAGAATATTCGCGCAGACACACAGATGCAGGCCGAGGATCGCTTGGCCAACATGAATGATGATGACTTGCAGGCCGTGGTTTGGTTCCTGGAAAAAGAAGTCTGGACAAAAAACAATTGGACAAGCGCAGCCGGTGAAGGTGGCTCATTTGAGTATGAGGCTGACCTAACTGGCCAACGCGATCTTGTAGAGCTTACAAAGCTACGCAAGATTATGGACTCGAGCAAATCCACGCCGGAACAAAAGGCCGCGGCCGCTGACCAGATCAATGCCCTGGCACGCACCGTAGATCGCTACACAGGCGGTATATCTATTCAGCAAGACGTTGGTACTCAAGGCATCGACTTCGTGCCTACAGACGCCGATATGGCCCGCCTGGGCGAAGATATTAAGACATCGATCTACCAGGACGACGACGGGGCCACCGTGCTTGGCAGCAAAGCACTGTCAACCGAAGGCCGTTATGGCAATCCAGAGCGCAGTCTTGACCTGGAAGTGGTTGTGCGCGAAGGGTTTAATCCTTTGCCAATGTGGCGCAAGATGCTCGAGGCCGCGCGCGACGCCAACCAGGACAGCACCTTCCTGTCTCGAGTCTTACGCGAGGACGAGCAAGTTGACTACCAGCGCCATCGCCCAGGGGTTGAGATCTATTTCCGGGAAGCAGGGGCAATTGATAAATTGCAGCCAATCCTAGATGACCTGGCCGCTAAAGGCGTGCAGTTCTACACCGTGATTGTGGACGGCAAGCGTAGCCCAGGAGCAATGGCTGGTGCTATGCCAGACGCTGTAGGTGTGCGCCTGCAATATGTTCCAGAAATGAATGCTCGATATGGCATGGACGACTTTAACTGGTCGGACTTGACTGTTGAGGAAATATCAACGAAAATGGAAGAACAAGCGATTGCTATGCAAGATTTGGCTGCCTCCGTGGCGGGCCAAGTCGAGGGCGTGTCATTTGCTGGTCAATTCTGGTATGAGACAGAAGTGGCTTTTAAAAACCAGTATCAGGAGAAAATTGATGCCATCACAAGTCGAACTAATAAAAGCGGCCGTAGCAAGGCTGGAGCCGCAGCATGGAGCGGACAATCCATTCGTGAAGGGGTTAAAGGAGCAACTGATTGGGCTAGAGAATCAGAGCTTCAGGCGGGAGCAGAGGTACAGCCTAGCGGTGAACTCCTTGCCCAGCGAGGAATCCCAACAACCGACCAACGAACAGGACTTGACCTTAATCCAGACGGAACCGTCACCCTCTACCACCACACCAGCGCCGA